ATATTCAGTTTATCTTGCCCGAATGGTATTTTCTGCTTCAGCCCTTCTAACACACCTGAGTCCCCATTGAAAATGTGGAAGTCACCCTACGCTTAGATTCTATTTCTTCTTTAGAGAGAATCCCATGAACTCAGGTGGTGTTTTAGGAAAAGTTGTGTTTGTTATTCTCGCTCTTGTAGCGCTCTATTTTCTATACCAATACCTCTTTGGCCCTTCAGGTCTAGAAGGAAAGGTTGTTCTTGATGGAATTAAACCTGCAAACCCAGACACTTCTTATACAACATCTATCGATAATCTTCCGGCAATTTATGAAGGTGGCGAGTATTCAGTAAATACATGGATCTATATCAATGATTATGCGGTTAACCGTGGTATGAATAAGTGCATCTTGACTCTTGGTGGCCGTACATTCTTGACTCTTGCCGTCTATCTTGGCGCCTATAAGAATTCATTGAACGTACGTGTTCACACGAAGAACAGCGCTCCAGGGTCTGCAACTCCTGCTGGAAATTCCCCGTCACCAGTTGACGGTGTTGCGAATGAATTGTCTTCTGCAACAATCAACTCCATCTTCGGTAATATGCAGTCTGAAGGAAGTCTTCTTAACAGTGTTCAGCCATGTGACATCCCCGCTGTTGACTTGCAAAAGTGGATCCAGGTTACAGTCTGTCTCAATAACAAGACATGTGATGTGTACCTTGATGGCAAGTTGGCTCGCTCTTGTGTTCTACCTTCATTCTTCAAGGTTGATCGAACCAATCTTACACTCAACATTGCCGACTACAAGGGCTTTGGTGGCTATGTAAGTAATGCGAGTGCATACAACTACGCGCTCAATCCCGAGCAAGTATGGCAACTTTATATGAGCGGACCCGGTAAGAATTATACATTCATGGCCTACCTCACTGCCATGTTTTCACCATCATTTGATCCAAGCTACCCGAAACAGAACATCAATCCCTTGACTGTCTAAGCGGCGTATCATTAATCATTCTTATCTCAACTGTCAGGTTGTGGGTGAGAAGGAAATAATACTCTTTAGTACAGTCAAGTACCGTTGGTACTTGGCCAGCAGAGGTATCTTCAAAATTAAACTGAAGGTTTAATTATTGTACATACCGGTAAGTAGAGGTAGATGAACAACAACTCTGCACGCACGAATAATGCATTGAGTTCTGGCCCATTGGGTTACGTTATGGGTAAGGGAACTGTCGCACAATTGCTCTTGTCTCTTGTGCTTGCGATTGTTGTCTATATTTTATTCATGTCACTTGAATTGCTTTATAAGAGCCTTATTGCCGTTGCTGGAACAAAGGTCAACGTTTTAGCCCTAACTGTAAATGCCGAGGACAAGCCTCGTGAGTTTGAGCAGAACCCTGCTGCACGTAATCCCAAGTTGCTCCCAATGTCAGACAATGAGCGCACAGGTGTTGAATTTAGTTATTCCTTCTTTCTCTGGGTGAATCCTGGAACCTTTGGAAATGACGACGGTCTCAAGCACATTTTCCACAAGGGCAACCCCACACCCTTCCCTCTCATGGCTCCAGGTGTTTTCATGAAGAACAACACAAACACGCTCCGTGTTTACATGAACAGCTCAAAGACATGGAATAACTACATTGACATTGATAACATCCCTGTCAAGAAGTGGGTCCACGTGGCCCTTGTTGCCCACAACAACACTGTTGAGGTCTATATCAACGGCAACCTTGCGCAGAAGTTGAATGTTGATGGCGGTGTTCTTTACCAGAACTTTGGCAACCTTTACATGTTTAGTCAGCGCCCTACATCTCTCAACCCTGTAGCCATCCCGTCCCTCAAGGGCGAGAGCTTCAGAGTCTTTGGCACATTTTCTGGTAGCACAAGCAGATTTTCCTACTATAGTTATGCACTCTCTTATACCGAGATCCAGGCTCTTATTAATGAGGGAGTCAACAAGCAGGTTGAGACAAACGGTCAGGATTCACCCCCATATCTCCAGGATAACTGGTGGACTTCAAGCTATGACCGCTAAAGCGATAATAGCATCAAATCATCATATTGTCTATGCGTCTAGATAATATGATGGTCTAAAAACCATCTCTCAAGTGACTAACAGGAAGGGTCTATGCCCGGTGGAGGTTTATTAGCCTTGGTATCGTATGGATCCCAGAATGTAATTCTTAATGGTAATCCAGAATTTACTTATTTTTATAAGGTGTTTAAACGTCACGCACACTTTTCAATGGAAAATGCAACACTTGCACTAGAAGGTCCAAATGAACTCTTTTATGATCAGCCAATTAAACTTCGTGCAAAAATCCAACGAATTGCGGACCTTTGCACAGATATGACATTTTCCTTTACAATTCCAGACATTTATAGTAAATTTGTACCCCTATCTTCAACTCGTAGGTCTCAATATGAATTCCAATGGAATCGGTTTCTGGGTGCTCATATTATAAACAATCTTGCATTTTATGTTGGTGGTTCAAAAATTCAAGAATTTGACAGTGATTACATTATTGCAAAGGCTCATGCCGACTTGGATACTGATACTCTTACAAAATGGAAAAACCAGGTTGGCGATACCAATGAATTAACAGACCCCTCCAAGGGTTTCTACGCAGGTGGTTCTCTTGGAAAGGGATATCCAACAGTTGTCAATGACACTTCTCGTGTTCAGCAACTCAATCAGCCAAGTATCAGAGGACAGATATGCTATGTACCTCTTCCTCTTTGGTTTTCAGAATCTGCAAGTAAGGCGCTTCCCTTGGTTGGTCTCCAGTATCACGAGTGTGAAATTCAATTGACACTGAGACCTATTCAAGAACTCTATAGTATCTTGGACCCTTCAGGATTTCGTGTCCGTCCTGGATACCGTGTACTGTCTTCAACAGCCAATAATTCGATTGGACAACCAAGTTATGTTGCAAATTATGACGCCTCTGGTGAATTCAGAGCATTTGCGACAGATATTGGATACACGGCCCCCCAATTGAATAGCTGGTTCTTTAATCCACAGATTCAAACAACCTATGTTTACTTGACAGACGCTGAACGTAAGATTTTTGCGAGCCAGCCTTTGAATTATATTGTCAATCAAGTGACAACAATCAGATACCCCAATTTATATACACGGGCAACACTTGACCTTGAATTAAGTAATCCAGTCACACGACTTTTGCTCGTTCCCAGAAGAAGTGATTCTTATACATACAGAAATCAAGTGAGTAATTACACAAATTGGGTAAATCCAAATCTTCGTCCGTGGTTGGCCACACCAGGGGCAAGTCAGGTACAAAATACAGTCATGAGCACAGGTGTGATTATTGTAAACGCGCAACAACAAATTATAAATTCAATGCGCGTTCTCTTGGATGGTAATGAAATTCAAGAAGAAAAACCACTAGACTTTTTTACAAAGGTACAGGCATATCGAACTGCTGCAGGAGCAAGCATGACTGACTCGCTTTTCCTTCCCCTTATAAATTTCAGTTTAACAAGTCCACATGACCAGCCTAGTGGATCAATTAATGCAAGTCGTATCCGTTTGTTTCAATTGGATGTGAATCCTTGGGCTCTTCCACTCAATCCATCCTATGTCTATGAATTAACAGTATATGCCGAAAGTTACAACTTTTTTGTTGTAGAGTCTGGCTATGGTGGAGTGAAGAATGCATTATAAATCTTTATCTGCATCACATGTGTAGCCATCTGCACGAACACGGCGAAATCGTATGGGTATTGTTTTAAATTCAATTCCATAGCCGACAATATGATTTGATAAAAATTGCTCACTATGAAGAGGCTTTTGTAAAGAGTATTCATAGGCTGAATAAAACCGTTCGCCATAGACTTTCATATCTTTGGGAACACCAATTGCAAAACGGTCATTGCATCCATAAAAAAGATGAAAGTCTGGAATAAGAATAAGATCCTTTCTAATATCTAACCAGCTAAGAGATAATGGGGTCATAAAACGAACATCAGGGCGTAAGTATATAACAAGATCATATGTTGTTCCAGATTGTGTCCACAGTTTTGTAACCTCAGAAAGGCTGTAAAGGGCACGAATATGATTATCGAGCGTTGAATAATCACTTTCCCACGGGTCACCCTTATTTCTGTATTTCTTCAAGTCAAGGGCCTTATCAACCTCATCTTGGTTTTCAATCTTTGCTTCTCTAGGCTTCAAGAGTTTCCATATTGTATTCTTTAATTGTAAACCGGTTTCATTTGATCGTACATTTGTATAAGACCTGTATAATTTATATGTATGAAGATAAACATCATAGGATATTTGGGCATTCGTGAGAGGATTGAAAATACATGTTTCAATGCTCTCGATAATTCTATCAGTTGATCGGCAGAGTCCCCAAAAACAGAGAGCAACTCTCATTACTAGTCTTCACTAGATTTACTCTTGTTACTATCCCGCAAACGAACTTCCATAAATCCACTCTTTTTGTTGGGATTTAGAACAGCCAAATCGGGGTATGTCTTTACGAGCCATCGTGCAGACTTTTCAACTCTTTGCTTTGTTCTTTCTTCCTGCATACCACCAGGCTCCTTGTAATACGAACTTACTGGGGCAACACTATTCAAACGAATGATTGCCCCATCCGCCTTGTAATAAAGAATACTTCGCTCATAATCCTCCTTATCATCGAGCGTAACCTTTATCTTTGAACCAGGATTAATACAACCCCAAAAACTCCCAATAATATATCGCAAATCGGTCGAAACCTTTGGTTTCATAAAGAAGCCATTTGCAACAGGGTAGACACCCCAAAGTCGAGCCTCAGCCTTTTCACATTCACTAAAGCCCTTTTTGATGACAGCAAGAAGACTTCTTAGAGGTTTTTCCTTACGAGGCTTGGAAGCATCGTATTCTAAAAAGCCTTTAATATCATCATCAATGTTCACAATTTGAGTTCCAACAGGGTAGTATTCACTGATAAAGTTGCGAATCGCTCCCATACCAACAATTCCAACAACAATCTTACCATAGGACCCCTCTTTCAAGGTATTCTTGTAAAGTTTCTCTTGTTCCTTGTCAGCAACAAAGACTGTAATTTTACTGACTGGAATCTTGTAGTGTTTTAGAACAGCAAGTGTTTTATCACGAAGTGTCTCTGGTCGTTTGTAGCTTGGAATGGCAATTTCCCATGGAAAGCTAGCCTTTCTTCGTGTATGATGTCTTGAAATTGCTTTTGACATTCCCCTTCGGAGTTCCTCTTTATCCTATAGAAATTAATTGGAACTTAAGTTCGCACTAGTTGCTATGCGCTAGTCGCTATCCACCTTTGTATAAGAGTTAGATAGAGAAGCAATGAGCTGGATTTCAAATATATTTCCTCAAAATCAAACCCCTGATCAAACTGCTCAGATTCGTAAGATTCGTGTGGAATTTCAAGATTTTTTAAATAAAACACAGACAAATGTAACATCTGATGCAAGGGCAAATAGAGTTACCCCCGAAGGTGCTAATAAAGTTTTAAATCAAATTAAAATTGCCCAGACATGGTTATCTGCCACTCCAAATGCAAATCTAAATGAGGTACTAGCAAAGCGTGACGAAGTATCTGCAGAAATCAACCGTATTCTTACAATTGATGCGCCCCTGGGGGCCTTTTATAATGGAACAATCGCTGCCCCAGTTATTGTTGATACTGCATTAAATAAGAAACTTATAGATTCAACATTAAAAGCTAAACTTTTGGCAGAATCAAAAAATGCAACAACATGGTACAATGAAAATAAGGATACTGCAACAAGTATAGATGTTGAAACAAAAGTTCAAGAACTTCAAGATAAATTTAATAATCTTGTAACTGATTCAAATGCAAAGACCTTTATGCTTAATGAACTCAAACCGATTCTAAGTCAAGCGGCAAAAGACGCAAAGGAAAGTATTACAAGGCAACAAAATGCTTTGGACAGAAACAAGGCGGCCACTGTGGATGTAAATGAGGGTATAAATACAATTTTAGAAACAACTGTAAAAACCGTTCTAGGACTTTTTATAACAGCTGTACTAATAATGTGTGGAAGTTTTGCTGCAAATTTTGCGATTGGACGAGTGCCAGCCTATCGCGTTCTCTATTTTATTTGGGGAGCTCTTCCACCCTTTGCCCCCTTTATCTTATTATATGCGATTTATAGAAGACTTCATGATGGGCGTCTACCTATATATGCAATTCTTCCCCTCAGTATTGAGCCTGCCACAACACGTCTTGGAAAGTACCTGTGGTATCCCTTTTTCTGGGTTCCAGACGCTGAAGCAAAATCTGCATATAGTGCCTTTCAAGCAAGTCTAGCAGAAACAATGAGTGCATAAGCGGAGCCTAAATTACATTTTATAAGATATTTAGATGAAGCCCTTTGTAAGTGTGATTACACCAACTTATAATAGGGAACGATTTATTCCAGCCCTTGTAGAGTGTTATAAATCACAAACCTATCCGAAAGATCGCATGGAATGGATTCTTTTGGATGATGGGGAGCCTGTTAGAGAACAATTCTTGGATCTAACCAAAGATTTGCCAAATATTCGGTATCTTTACAATGAGGACAAGGACACTATTGGTGCAAAACGGAACCAGTTAAATCGAGAAGCAAAAGGTGAAATTATTGTCTGTATGGATGACGATGATTTCTATAGTCCTGAGCGAGTATCTCACGTTGTTCAGAAATTTTTAGCAAATCCATCAATTAATCTTGCAGGATCATCGGTTGTCTATATGTATTATTCAAGTTGTAAGAAAATTATCAAGATGGGTCCCTATGGACCCAATCACGCAACAAATGGTACAATGGCATACAGAAAGTCTTATTCAGATAAGCATATGTATGATGAATTTGTAACCTTTTCTGAGGAAATTAGTTTCTTGGAACATCATATATATCCAATGATTCAATTAGATCCATACAAGGTTATGCTTGTCATTAGCCATTCAGAAAATACGTTTGACAAGGAAAAATTTCTAACAATTGATTCACCCTTTATTAAGCATACATCCTTAAAAATCCAAGATTTTATAAAAAACAAATTGCTACGAGATTTTTATTCCACAGCGTAAAGAGATATCCTATCTAAATCCTAGAAAGATATGAGTGATTCGGACCACGAAGACGCTTTAGCAATATCACAAGCATCGTGGACTGCTGATGGATTTCTTAATAGCATAAACATTGCTTTTGAAAATCAGCTGACCAATGCATCCCCTCAAGCCTCCCAACCTGAGGCAATCAAGATGAATCTTCGTTCTCACCAAAAGGCTCTAATTCATGCAATGTCTGAGCGTGAAAAGGCTTCTATGGCAGGGATTCCATTCAAGGGGACAAAGACCTTTTCAAACTATGGTGTTCTAGGTGATGAAGTTGGAAGTGGAAAGAGTCTTGTTGTTTTAGGATATCTTGCTACCTTGAAGGCAAATGGTGGGTTTCCACAGGTACAGAATATTCTTTACCCAAGCAGTAATCGCCATCTTTTTACAACAAGCACACGATCTTATAAGGATGCTTCTGGATCCTCATTAATTATTGTACCTCATACTATTTATAGACAGTGGCAAGATTACTGTAAATACCATACAACACTCAACGTATTTTTTGCCAAGTCAAGTAAGGAACTTAATGCTGCAACAACGGACGATATTTCTGGTCATAGAGCCTTTTGTGAAAAGTTCAAGTCTGCAGATGCAGTTCTTGTAAGTAACACCCTATATGCAGAAGTTCAGGCTGCTGCAAAAATTATTAACCATCGTTGGAAGCGTATTTTTATTGATGAGGCAGATAGTATACATATTCCTAGTACAAATATAAAACCAAATTCGGCCTTTACTTGGTTTATTACAGCAACCTGGCCCAATTTCGTATTTAATGGTACTACAGTTCGTCCAGCACTTTTGGATTATTATGAAAACAATACGACAAAGTATACACCTGAATTGGGACGATGGCTAAAACAGGAGCTTGGTGTTTCAAAATACGGTGGTTATGCATATGGTCGAACCACATGGCTTCGTATAAGAAGTTCACGATGGCTAGATACCTTTTATTCAGACCACATGCTTCGTGCAATAACTCTCTTGACCTGTTCAAAAGAGTTTTTAGATGAATCGCAAAAGATGCCAAATATTATTGATACATCCTATATGTGTGAGCAA